TTTTTACCACGTGCTTCTTGTATTTGTGGTGCAGTACTGTATTCTAAATTTATATTAATTAAATTTTCCATTATAAACTAGATAATCTGTTATTTACTTTTGTTATAAAACCTGCAGTACTAAAACTAACACCGTCATATATTTGAACTTCAAAAATAGAACCTTCTAAATCATTTGCGTCTGTTGCTCTTACACCTATTGCGTCTATTAAAAACGTACCTGTCCTCGTATTTGTGTCAGCTTGTTCTGTACCGTTAAAAAATATTTTAATTAATCCGTCATCGTTACGTGAAACTATTAAATTAAAATTTGTTGCGTCTTGTATTGTACCTGAATTTAAATCAAAATCTTGTGCAGTACTAGCTGCAATTCTAACTGTAATAGTGTCAAGGTCTTTAATTCTAATAAAGTGACCTGTTGTAGTATTATCTGCTAAGACAACGTCATTATTAATACTCCCTGTAAGACTCATTCTTACGCCTATTGTAAACTGACTTGCTAAAGATATGTCTGACGCAGTTTGTAAACTTTGATTTGCACCGTCAAAACTTACTGCACCTGTACTTGCAGTATATTGTGGTTTTTCAGAGTCAGTTGCCTGTAACATATTAAAGTTATCTGTTTGATCCGTCCAATTAGCAACGTTAGATATATCTGCACCCCCTAAACTTTTAAATTTATAAAACGCTTTTATATTAGAGTGCGTTGCAGGATCAAATACTGCTGAAACAGTAGAAGTTAAATTTTGCGATAAAGCTAATTTCATTACAGAGTGTCGTTCTTGTATATTAACGCTAAACCACTACTTATTTGAATTTGAGTAAATGATAAAAATAATGTCGTGCCTGCACTATAAGATTGATGTAAGTTAGAGTCTGTTCCTGTAACGTTTGCACCTGTGTTTAGATCGGTCACAGTTGTATCTATTGGAAAATGTACTGCGTAACAATCTAAACTACCGACTGCATTATCACTTGCTACTACTATTTGTACGCCACCTTTTCCTAACTGTTCTGATAATAATTCTTGTGTTGTGTCCATTTAATTGATGTGTATATAATTTGTACTTGTTGTTTCTGTATATTGTGTATATTTTACTTGCTCACTACCTACTGTTTCGCTTACTAATAGTTTGCCTTGTTCTACTAAACCTTTTACTACACCGTGTACACTACCTGTGTTGTTTGCTGCGTCTGTTTCGTTAATAGGTGCAGTATTTGCGTCTAATGTCGGTACTGTACCGTTAAAACTAACTTCATATACTTCGTACTTATAATATCCAAAAGGTGTTAAATTAATAGCACCTGTAAAAACATTTTCTGTAGTGTTATGTGTAAAACTAAAATCTGTGTACCTTTCTCTAATTGTTTGACTTTGTCCGTATGCGTATTTTACATTTCCTGATAAATCATTTGTAAATTTTACTAAAAATCTAATTTGTGTACTTGGTACTGTTGTGTCTATTCTTTTGTCTTCTGTAGTCACATAAAAATTAGTTGTAGAACCGTAAGTTGCGTGTTGCATATTATATAATAGAAAAAGTTTTAATTTATTTTATAAGTAAAAAAAAAGGTGGTAAAATACCACCCTTCTTTTATTTATGAAAACATATATTAACTGTTATGTACTGTTACTGTAAATGCAGTATTGTCAAAAGGACTATTACTGTAGTCTGCAACAATACTTGCAGGAAAGCTCTCTTGACCGCTAAATGTCAAGTCTGAACCTGCCATATCTCCTAATGCTGCACCTGAAACGTTTGTACCTGTATTTAATTGTAAACCGTTTTCTACACCTAAAGCTACAATAACTCTTTTACCTGAACTATTGATTTGGTTTAACTCTACAAATACTATTAATCTATTTTGTGATAATAGTTTTATTTCGTTTCTGTCTGCTATACTAAGTTTGTGTAATTTAATATTTACTGATTGATCAAAAAATACCGTACCGTTTTCTGTACTACCTGTGATTGTTTCGGTAAATGACGCAGTACCTCTTGTGACCTCGTATTTAAATAGTTTATCGCCTGAACCACTATTAGTTATATCTATGTCTGAAATAGTACCTGACGCAGGTTCTTCACCTGCACCACCACCTGCTTCGTTTATGCTAGCGTCTGCGTGTTGTACAAAGTATACTGCCTTTACACCACCTACCGTATCTCTACAGTCTAATTGTCTTCCTTTAGTTAATTCACAAGCCATATTTATTGTTTTAAGACAGTTTAAGAGGGTTTTAACACCCTCTCTTACTGTTAATTAATTATTAGTCTATTCTTACAATTTCGCCACCTTGTGCGTGCTGACAACCTGCAGTAAACTTTGCCACTACTCTGATATTGTCAGAACCGTCTAAGTCACCCATATCTAACATTTTAAGTTCTGTGTGATCAGAAACAAGATCAGTTCCAAAGAAAAGATTTGACTGTTGTGCTGCTATCATTTTGTTTTCTACCATGCCAGGACATACTGCGATCTTAACACCATTAAACATAGGTACAAAATCGTCATTCATATTGAATAGTCTTTGATAACCTGAATTTGCTTGGTTCGCTAAGTAAAGTCTGTAAGAAGATACTGACATATAAATATACAAATCTTCTTTTCGATATAAAGCCGAAGGAATTGCGTTGACAAGTGCGTTAAGGTCGTCATCTATACTTGCTACAGTATAACCTGAACCTGCACCTAATGTATTATCTACTTCTACAAGTGTGTCGCCTGCAAAAGTTCCGTCTGTTGGGTGCATAAAACCTGTAAATTCATTTGTGCCACCGTTTCCTGCCCAAATGTTAGTTTCTACATAGTCTGCAATAGTAGAAGACAAGTAAGACATTACAAATGCTGCAAAGTCGTCAGACATTCCGTCATTGTGTCTACCTGCAGTCATTTGTGCAGATTGGAAATCTTGTAGTAAATCTTTTTTACAAAGATCAACGTTAATTTCTAATGCTTTTGGTGTTAATACTCTTTCTGTTAAAGTAAGTGTACCTGCGTCTACAAAGTCACAAGTTGCGTCTTTAATCATGTTTGTTGTGCTTACTTTACTTATGTTTCTTTTGAATTTTATATTTTCTAATACTGTTAAAAACTCTAAAGATTTTGATGACTTTAATGCTGCTCCTATATATTGTCCGGCATGGTCACCTGTATAATTTGAATTAATTGAAAAACCCATTTTGTTATTATTTAATTATTATTTAAGTTATAATAAAACCTTTCTTTACTATTCATACTAGCGTAAGGTTTTGTATTTGTTTTTGTTTCGTTGAATTTACTAACCTCAACAGGTTTTGTTGCAGGTTTTTTAGATAATTCTACGATTTGTGATTGTAATTCTTCTTTTTCTGTAGTAAGTTCACCATTTAAGTCTTTCATTTCTTCAAGTTCTGAAGAAAGTCTTGACACGTCTGATCTTACTTCTTCTAAAAGTTCTTTAATTACTGCACCAATTTCTTCAATAAGTGCTTTTTTGTCAAAGTTTTCGCTTTTTACTTCTTCTGACATTTCTTCTTCTTCTACTGCTTCAACTTCTTCTGTTTCTTCTGTTTCGTCTTCGTCTTCTTTTTCTACTTCTTTTTTGTCCATAGACGCTACGATACCTTCTTTTTCTACTTTAAATTCAACACCGTCTTCTGTTTCGTAAGTTCCTACAGGTACAGGCATTGTACTACCGTCTTCTGCAAGTATCATTACTTCTACGCCTTCTGCAAGTTCGGCTGCTTTTGAAACGATAATAGTACCGTCTATTAGTTTAGCTTGAAATTCTAATTTTACTTCTTCTTCTTTGTCTAAACCTAATGCTGATAATATTTGTTTTTTTAAATCCATTTTTTAAAGTCTTTAGTATATAATAGAATTATTAATTTGTTATTTGATTTTTATATATCTCTTATTCTACGTTCCAAATCTTTTTGTAAACTTTCTGCGTCTTCAATTTGTTTTCTTAGTTGCTTTGCTCGTGCAGGTAAATCAATACCTAGTTCTTTTACGTCTGCTTCAAATTCATCAAGTAAACCTTCTGCTTCTACTATTGCGTCATTCATATCAAATCTTACAATGTCTCTAGCTCTTATTGCTTGTGTTTGTGCTTCGTCTATTGCTTCTTCTACAAAATCTTCTAGTCCAAATGCACGTGATATAGCTTCTTCTATATCGTCCATTTTTGATAAATTAATTTTTGTAGGTTTTTCACCTTTAGCGTTAGATAGTATTGTGTTTAGTTTGTCTTCGTAATTTTTGTACATAGTTATATTATTTTGCTAATTTCTTTTTGTCTTTGTTTAATATCTGAACTTCTACTTAATAAAATCTTTTTAAGTTGTTGAAATTCTTGAAATTGTTTTGTTCCTCTAAAATCTATACCTAATTCTTTTGCTTTATTACCAAATTCGTCAAATTCTTTTTCTGCTTTCTCTAATAAATTAAATATATCAACAAAATGTTTATCAACTGCAGATTTTGCACCATTAATATTTTTTCTATAATCATTTCTATATTTATTAAATGACTTGTCATACTGTTGCATATATTTTTTAAAATCATATTCTGCTAACTGTACTTTTTTTATCTTACCTTCTTTTACTAACTCGTTGTATGCTTCTACTATTTCTTCGTCTGTAACTGTTTTGCTCATTTTTTCCATTTTGTCTACAAAGTAACCTTCTATTGATAATCCTTTTAGTTCACCTGCTTTAATCTTTTCCCACAAGTCATTGTTTTCTATTTTCATTTTAACAAACCACGTACCATTTGGTAGATCGTAGCCATACATTTTAGACTTGTCTTGGTCGCCTTCTTTTATCCAACTTTCTACTGTTAGTACACCTGCTACCCTGTCTTGGTGTTGGTATGTAGCTTTGTGGTGATTATTGTATTTAAGGTATAATTCGCTAGCTTTTCTTACTGTGTCCGTAGAAAAATAAACGTAATACTCTGAATCTGTATTTGGGTTATATCTAAATATCTGTTTGTTAGGTATTAACGCAGGACTAATTAACATTCTTTTTTCTTCGTCAATCTTTGAAAATGTAAGGTTGTGTTTGTCTTTACCAAAAAATACAAAATCTACTTCTATTGCAGGACTTGTTACTAGACTAATTGCGTCTATAGATAGTTCTTCGTTATCGTCACTTATTACAAGCTCTGTTATTTTAGTGAGTTTTTTATTCATATTATTTATAATATTTTTTTGATTGTTTTAATACAGAATTTTCAAACTTATTGATTTGTTTTTGTAAATCTGTCAATAAAGGACTTTTTGTTACACCTACATTTTTTAAAGCGTCTTTTAATCTTTCTTCTGTATCTTTTGCAAGTTTTAAAACACTTTTTAATCTATTTATTTCTTTTTGACCATTTTTTATAGCTATTTCTATTTTAGCCATGTAATCAGTCATAAAGTTTCTATTACCCTGTTCTAGTTCATATGTAACTTGTTCTGCAGTATTTGATAATGTTAAATCTATTTTTTCTATTTTCTCTAATTTTGTGTCTAAAAGACTTTCTAATTTATTAAGGTATTTCTCGTACATAAGCTAAATTTATTATAAAATAGATTTTAATTAGTTTTATTTGATTTTATATCGTACTTCGTCTTCGTATTGTTTGTAGTCTGTCTTGACTGTTAGTTATATCGTCAGTTACTACAAATGCTCGTGGTGGTTCTGCTTCTTGTGGTGTAGTTAATGTAAATGCACCACTTGTCATTTGCGGTGAAGGTGCTTGTCCTGTAGCTGAAGGTATTAATCAACCACCACCTTTTTCTTTAGGCACTTTAGTTGCAAGTATTTTTCTAACGTTTGCTATACCTGCTAATGTTATTGCTGCACCTGTTACAAACCCTGCTACACCTGTTTGTGAAAATGCTTTTGTTGCACCTGCTATAGTGTCTATTGTCGCTT